TAATGCATATCGTTAAAAAATATATAATACCCATATTGATTTTCTTTATTTGGAAAACAAGATAAGCCAAAATCTATTATACCTAATTGATATTTTGGCAAATCTTCATCACTTGAATTTTCATTAATATAGAAAAACACATTTCCACTATGTAAATCACAATGAATGACTGAATGATACAATATACCTAATATACCGAATTTATTTAATAAATATGCGAATTCTTCTTTAATAGACATATTTAAAGGTTCAATGTCTTTAAATGTGAGACCTCTTATATTTTCCATCACCAATAAATTTTCATATTTTTCGGTAATCTCTCTATAAACTTTTGGAAATCTATATTCTTTATTATTTTTATATTTATCAGTGAAAATTTCAATAGCATGTAGCTCTTTACTAAAATCCATTTGATTTAATATTATATCTTTATTGTTTAAAAGTAATTTAGTTATTTTGAGAGATTGTATATATGGTATCAAATTTAAAATATATGAAATATACAATAATTCATCAAATACAGCCACAAATCTCTCTAAAATATTATTTTTCAACATTTTTATGATTACTTTATTATTAGAAGCATCGCATCCGTCAAACACAAGACCTACTATTCCCGAATTTATTGGTTGTGAATTGTTTAATGTAATGGCAAACTCTTCTTCTAATTTATTTAATAAAGTATAATTGATTTCGCTAACATTATACGGAACATTATCGGTATATTTAATTAAGTAATCTATCTCATTAGCATATAATAAATCTTTATCTAAACATAGTGCCTGAAATATTTTGACATATACAACATTTTCTTTCTCTAATTTTTTAGATATTTTTTTTACTAATTCTAATCTATTAAGAGGAGATAATTGACACACATAATAATATAAAAAATTAGCACAATAAAACTTAATAGTTTCACTTATAAAAATATTGGATAATTTCGCAATACGAAAATAAATTTTAACAGTGTTAAGAGAGAACATTATTTATAATAACTTAAAATATATTATTAAGTTATTATTAACAATAATATATTTTTTATTTTATTTTATTTTAGTTATGAATTCTTTAATATTATAGAACATTTTTTTAAACATTAAGCCTATTAGATTTTCCATATAAATTGGTAAATCATCTACAATAGTGAGTTGGAAATCAACTGAAAATTTAATATTTATTAAATTATCAATATTTTCAATATTTATTAGTTGTAAATTGTTTTCAATATTTGATAAATATATTTGTGTTTTACCAAATTCAAAAATCATAGGTTCGTATTGTGATGTGTTTAAATTAATGGTTTTTAAATAAGATTGACTCAATTCTGGATTAACATATTTTAAATCTTTGTTATAAAAAATAACACTATTATTTGTATTATTGACTAATTTAGTAGTTCTAAATATCATATATTTTTGTTTAATACCTACTTCTTTAGTGATATGCTGTAGCAAAATACATATATCTGTTTCATTTAGTTCATTTAGTTCATTTAAATTATTTAAATCATTTAAAATATAAATTTTTTCAATTAAATCAGGATTTAATTTTTCAATTAATTCATAAATAGCAGTAGATAAAAGAGTATTTATATTTACTTTTTTTGGATCTACATTTTTCAAATCAAATTGTAAATTATATATTTTATCATTTGTTAATGGTATATTTATTTCATTTAATAGTATATCGCCTTTAGAGCAAATCAATTTTGGTTCTAAAACATTTTCTTTATACTCCATAATAATAAAATATTATAGTTATTACTTTATTATAGTTATTACTTTATAATATATTATAATAAAATATATTTTACCATGTATAACTATTAAACATATGATTGCGTATTTTTTGTAAATATTCTCCAAGTAAGCTATACTTTTGATTAGTTGTCAAATTTATTATTAGACTAATTCTCTCACCTTTTTCTTGTTGTTTTGATACTTTATGAAAAACTTTATCACCATTATATACAATCGCTTTCCCAAAATCTATTATTATTTTTTTCTCATTATTATTTTTATCTTTTATTGTAAGATAACTTGTATTATATTCATTTATGTATAATGGGATTAGCACCGTATATCTTTTTCCTAATGAAAAATTTGTATCAAAATGATAAGACATAAAATCATTTTCTTTGTAAAGCTGTATTGCGAAAGATAATGGTTCTATATTTGGATCAATAAAATACAACTCTTTCTCATTTATAATAGTTTTAATTTTACTTATAAAATCATTATTATAAAATGTTGTAATAAAGTTATTACAATAGTTTGAAATTTTAAAAAAATTTAAAACTTTACAACTCGCATTCTTAAAATTTAACGCAGGATTTTTAACGAAACCTTTTTCATCTATTAAATTTACCAAATATTTGGAATTAGTTAAAGAAACATCAAAATAACTTATATTGTCATTATATGTAAAATAATTCAGACAAGTATTATACATAATTAGTATATTTATTATTTTTTATAGTTTTATTTTATATTTTTATTTTTTATATTTTTATAGTTTGCAATATAAATTATTTTATATTTTATAATTTGGCAATATTATTTACTAATTTTCTAATAATTATAAATCCTAAAAGGTAATCAATTAAATCATTAGCGTTAAATTCTTTATTGTATATGGGCTCTTTCAATATTTTAAATTCTAAAAAATGCTGATATTTCTTCTCTCCACGTAAAGGAATCAAATGTGTATAATAATTAAAGAATTCTAACATTTTTGATTTTAAACTCAAACTGTAATATCTATTAACTCTTATTCTATTTAAACTATGTTTTTCATTTGTATAAAATAAATTTTCTTTCGCTCTATATTTATTATATTTCAGAAAATTATGTTGAATAAAATCTATATGGCTATATATTTTAGAATTTAATGTTTTGATAATTGAAACAAGAGAAATGATATATGCTGCGGTGCTTCCTGACGCAATATGCGTATTATATGTATCGTGCGTAGGTAATATACAATCACTATGTAGTTGTATAATTTCCCAATTGCTATCTAAAACTTGTATTTCGTATATGGTTTTATTTAATTTTTCATAAAAATCGCTTTTATTATATAACGGAAACGCATCATCTTCCATGATTAAAAAATAAGGATTATCGTATAAACAATTATTATAAATATGCTTACAACATAATATATGACTTAACGCACATCCTATAACCGATTTCGGTGTAAAATTTATAGCAAATTTTGATATATATTGCTTATATTCTGCTAATAAATGTTGATCTTTTAGGCCGTTGATTCCGCTAAATCTCTCAACTTTTAAACCAATTTCTTCTAAAAATGGTAATTGTTTTGTATAATTAGCTTTATAATCATCTAAATTAATTACGAAAGTTTTTAAGTTAGAATAATCCGAATTTATAGGATACATTTTTTAGTATTATTATTAGTATTATTATTATTATAGAAATAATAAATTTATATTCTAACCAACAATAACAATAATAATAATAAAAAAATAACAAATAACAAATAATACTAACATAATTTGAAATTAGATATCATATCTGATAATGATTGTATTTTTGGGATTACTGATTCTGGTATTTTCATAGGTTGTAATTTATTTTTTAACCATAAATGCGGTTTAGTCATTAGCGGGTCAATATTAAAATGTAGTTCAATTATTTTTACTCTACAATAATCACTACAGCATCTACAATCAAAACCAAAATATAAAGTAGAATTGCGTGGAATACGTTTTTCACATAAATCACATTTATATAACATAAATACAAAATCTATGTTATATAGTATAACTATAATATTATTTTACAAATGTTATAATATTATTGTATAATATTATTTTACAAATGTTTTCAAGTAATCATATATATAATGTTTTACAAAATAATATATAATACTATCATTATTTAAACACAAATTGTATTTATTATTTTTATAAGCTAATTTTTTTGAATAATCTGTGTTTTTTGAATAATCTAAATTATAACATGAAGTAGTTTTTTTTATTGTATTATTATTAGAAGATATAATAATATTATTAGATATAGTATTATTATCTAATTGTGAATATATTTTTTTCCATTTATAATGATCCATAAAATGAGGATCACGATTTGCTATTTCTTTTGTAACATTATGCCTACATAAATTGCTACAAAAATACATATCAAAAGCTTTATATACATCACTTTGTTCTAAAATATTATCATTACAATAACTACATAACATTATTATAATTATTATTATAATTATTATTACTATTATATAATAATTTATATTATATAATAATCAATTTTATATTGATTTATGTTTTATATTATTGCTATACCATGAACACTAGTTCTTATTACTCTTCTTGTTAGATTATTTATACCTGTTTTTAGCAATGCGTTGAAACCTGTATTTGATCTTCTATGTGACCTATTTCTTCTTGATGATAAAGGTTGTTTATATTTTTGTGTTGTTCTTTTTTTCTTCGGATATATTTTGTTTTTTGCTAATATAATTTCTATATTTTTTATATAGTCTAATAGCTCCTTATTAGTGTGCTTTTTGTTTTTAACATTATTTTGTAGTTTGTTATCCATTTTGGTATGTAATTCCATTAATTCTGGCATTTTTAAACCTTTTAAATATTCTTTACTGTAACGTTGGCTCATACTAGTCATACTAATCAGTTATATTATATTATTATATTTTTTATATTTTTTTAAATATCTAAACTAACAATATTTTTGTCACTTTTTTGCTTCCGTCTAGATTGTGTTGGTATTTTAGCATTAGTCAAATCTCTCAAATCTTCTACGCTAATTGTGCTTGATTCATTATTTTTCTTTTCATTTACATCAACTTGTTTTGTCTTTAGACCGCTTAATAATGAAGCGATATTTTGAGTAGGAGGCATAGACGGACCTTTCATTTCTGGACGTGTAATTCGTTGTTCATCATTATCTCTCTCTATTCCACGAGCAGACATAATGTCTGGTCTATTTCCAATATTTGGCCTATTTCCAATATTTGGCGTATTAGGCATATTAGGCATTCTTTGACTGCGATCAGGTAATTTAGATTCAATAGGTGGTGGCGGAGGGCCAGAATTTACATTTGGAGGCATAGAAGCTCCGAAGCCAGGATTAGAGCCTTTTCCTAATATTCCATTCATAAAACCACCGAATCCTGGATTAGATTGTCCCATTGTATTAACAGCCGCTTGTGTAAATTGTTTCATTAATTCGGGATTTTGACGCATAATATCATCCATACCAGGCATAGAAGATTTGAATAATGTATTAGACATGTGAACCATCATAGCGGATCCGCCTAATTGAAATAATAATTTAAGTTCAGGCGACATTTTCGCTTTTGATTTATATTTTTCGTGTAATTCTGCGAAAATCTCGTCATATTCATCAATATTTTCATTTATTTGCTCCCCCCAACCATCTATTTTAATATCAAAGGGGTCAAATTTATTATTTAAAAATTCTAAACCTGTAATACACGCCATCATCATTTTACCTTGAAATTTGATTGCGTTAGATTTTTCCTTTTCTTCTACAATTGTTTCATATTCTCCTATCATTTCATTTAAATCCGAATCCATATTATAACGCTTACTTAGCGATACACCTTTTTTCTCTAATTCGTCTAACTTTCGTAAATATTTGAATTTCTCTTTCATTTCTTCCTCTTTTGATAATTCAGGCTTTTGTGCCTTTTCTAGATTAATTGGCACATTATTAAATTTACCAAAGCCATCCCATGTTTTATTTTCGTTCATATTTGCTGTTGATTTTCCTAAATTGATTGAATCTTCTGGGTCATTATTTTTTATCACAGGTTTAACATTTGCTCCATTACTACCCTTAGAATCCCCGAATAGCCCTCCAAAAATAGATTTTTTGTTTCCTCCCGAATAGTTAATTTCTTTTTTTGTGGTGTCTGTATTTAATTTCATGTTATCATCAAAACGTAACGACTTATTAATATCTGTTAAATCATTTAATTCGTTTTCTAAATTAGTAATATCATCTATATTAATAGATGTTGATGATTTTTTATCATTTTTATTTTTTTCATTCATTAACAATTCAATACCACCTCCAAAATTAGAAGATGGTTTATTAGCCATAATCTCTTCTATTTCATTGTCCGAATCATTTATTTTAAAATCAGGAATTTTGAAACTATCAAAATTTAAAATTTCTGGGTCTATTTCTACAATATCCATTAAAACTATTATGATTAAAATAGAAGTTTAATATTTAAATACTCCGCAATCATATATTATTTAAATTAAATAATTAAATAATTAAATAATTTAATAATTTAATAATTTAATAATTTAATAATTATATTTTTGTTTAACGATAAAATAAATAATATATTCCTTGTAAGAAACAATCAGCTAAATCGTCTTTCTTTAAATGTTTCACAAAAAATTCTAGATCTGAAGACATATTTTTATTTTCTAATAATTGCTTGGTATAAAAAATGCCTAATTTTTTTCTTTCACTATATGTTATTTTGCTTTCTTTATTTTCTTTATTTTCTTTGCTTTCTTTATTTTCTTTGCTTTCTTTGCTTAGAAATGGTTTCAATTTATTTGTCGCAGATATAAATTGTATATTATGATTATTAGAATCAATAAAATATTGGGTAATCATCCCTTGTATCGTTTTCATTCTATTCGCAATTGGACTTATTTGATTTTCTATAATAATTTGGTCTATAGTTGAGAGATCAAATGTGCTAAATAATATGTTTAGCTCTTTTTTTAAGCTGATTCCTAAATCTATTAAATTTACATTATTTGCGTTTATTTTTTCAATTGCTAAAAAACAATTATTGCTTAAATGTTCTTCAAGCAATTTTATTATTGAGGCTTTACAAAAAGATTTGTCTATTTTTATTTGATATTCTTCACATAATGTGGAGAGATTCTTAATAGATTGCTTATGTAATGTTTTTATGTTACATAAACTAAAATTCGTTTTTTTTGTATGACTTTTACAATAAAAAATGTCATTTTTATGAAATTTCGCTTCTTTTTTACACGATTTTTCACAACAACCATTATATTTCTCTAATAAATTCAAAACATTCCATTTTATAATTTTGAAATCTTTATTAAAATCATTATTAGATTCTAAAATAGCATAAGCCAAATTTTTAATACCAATATCAATACTTAATATTTTCATATTTTTAAATTTAATATATAAATAATATTATAGTTATTATTTATATATAGTTGATATATATAGTTGATATTTTTTCTTTGATCACATTGCTAAATATTTATTTTCTTTTATGATGACGTCTAGATTTGTTATATTTTCTTCTGCGACGACCACAACATAATGTATCTGATGTATCTGATGTATCTGCTTTTTCTGATGCTGCTTTTGATTTTGCTGCTTTTGATGCTGCTTTTGATTTTGCTTTTGATTTTGCTTTTGATGTTGCTGCGTTTTTAAGGACAATTTTTGTATTTGTAATATCTTTCTTAATTTGTGCGTATATTATATTTAATGTCTTACATTTTTCAATGTCTTTTGATTTATTACATTTTTTAATCTCTTTTTTTATATCGTCGTGTCCTAATTGTAATGCATTAAGAATAACGGTTAATTCGTCTATTATTTGATGAACATCCTCTCCATTCCCTCCCCTCATTTTTCTATAAGTCTGTTTTCTTTTCTTATTTATTGACTTAGTATAAGTCTTTTGTTTTTTTCTTAAAGTTCGTCGACGAGCCATTTATATAATAACAAAATATGTTTTATACAAAATAATTATAAATTTAATGTAAGGATCCTAAACACATTGAATATGCTATTCTAAATAAATAATAAAATGCAATACTACTTATAAACGATGATAGAGAGAACATCAATGAGTATTGTCCGTTCTTTTTAAATAACGACATTACAAATCCTAATACGGCAAATAACGCAAAAGCTAAATAGATAAATCCTAAATAATAAAATAACATACAATGATCACGATTAAGCGGAGCCATCAAATTCTTCAAAACGTCCATTTTATAATAATAAAATATTATAATTATTATAAAAAAGTAAAGATTACTAAATAATTATTACTAAATCACTTATTCTCACTTATTACATATTTTGTAACATGTTTTTGCGAATCTAATCGTTGTCTTGATAAATATAAATCTTTTAAATCGCTAGTATCTGTTAAATCACTAGATGATAGTGTTGAATCAAAAATATACGGAGTTTTATTATTATTTTTAAAATAAGTCTGTGTATAATACGGACTTTCTCCGCATGAATTTAGTTGATTGTTTTTTATTATAGCATCCGCATTAACTTGTAAATATTTTCTATAATCACTATTCGTTTTTATATTGTTATTTTCTTTTAAAACTTTATCATTAAAAACAGAAGAATGATAATCACTAAATAATCTGGAATCATCCATTAATGGAGGATAATTAAAATGAATATTATGGGAACCATTGCTCATTGTAATAATATAATATTATGTATTATTATTATATTTTTATCAATAATAATAATATTTTATTTTATTTATTTTATTTATTTTATTTATTATTTTGCAACATTTTTATTAAATCGGATTTTTTCATTTTTTGTGCCGATTCATTATCTACAATATTTTTTGTAACAACTAATGATTTTAGATCCTCTACTTTCATTTTTGAAAAACTTTTTTTGCTACCAACATTTGGTTCATTTGGTTCATCCAAATTTTCTAAAATTATTATTTTTGAACCATTAGTTAGATCCATTTTAAATGAATCTAATGAAATAGGTAAATTTTTCATAAAGCTTTCCTCGTCACTATTCAATAGAATAGGTTTATCTAAATCTGTTAATTCTTCTAGATTAGTTAAATTAGTTAAATCTTCTAAATTAGTTAAATCAGTCAAATCTTCTACTAATTTATTTTCGGAAATAGTGATTCCATTATTTTCAGACTCATTATCATCAGACTCATCACTAGACTCATTTGCTGTATCATGTTTTTCATCAGAACAAGATTCATTATTCGATTCATTATCCGTATCGTTATCCGATTCATTATCAGAACAAGATTCATTATCCGATTCATTATCCGATTCATTATCAGAAACAGCTATTTTTTCTTCTAAATTTATTTTTTTTGTTTCAGTTACATCGTTTTTTGTTTCGTCTAAAGATGATTTATGTAATATGCTTAAGTTTTGCATTTGAACGTTATAATTTAAAATAAAGTTATGTAATATTTTGCCATGTTCTATTACACTTTTCTCTAATAAATTTAATCTTCTATAACAATATAACATTATTCCTCCGCTAATTAATAATATTAATCCAAGAGTTAATAATAATCCTGAATCTAGAAATTTAAATAAAAATGACATTTATATTATTGTTTAATTATATTATTTTAAGTATTGTTTAACGAATTATAATTTATAATTAATATTCTAATTTCATTTTTATAATTAATATTTTAATTTTTCATATTATTTGTAATCATTTTAATTCTTCATATTTGTAATAATACTTTCAGGATAATCTAAATCTTTCAATACTTTTAATGCTCCTTTTACTTTTGAAATGCCTTTCTTGATTTTATAAGTATATTCAAAATCATTAGCTTTAGAATTTACTTTCATATAAAAATTATTATTTTGTTTATCTAATTTCCTACATAGCTTATTATAATGTGTTGTCAATACATAATCCATATTAGAAAGTTTATTTAAATACGTTAAATAGCCATAAGCACTGCTAATTGCTTCTTCTGGATTTGTTCCACTGTATAATTCATCAAATACACAAAAGTGATTCTTATTTGGATTATTCTCAATAATTTCTAAAATATTTTTACATTGTCTGGCTTCCGCTTGATACAAGCTGTCACGCCCTCCTGTATCTGGGATATTAATGTAACAATGAATATAATCATATATTTTTACGGACGCATCATTGAAAAATCCGCATCCTATTTGCTGACATAAAATAATATTAAATAATGTTGATTTTAATAAGGTAGTTTTACCTGACGCATTTGGTCCTGTAATAATTAAATTCTTATCTAATTTATATGTATTTTTAACTATTTTGTATTTTAAATCATTTTTTTCATTACTATTTTCATTAGTAATGGTATTTAAATTAGCAAAATAAGCTTTGTCAAAAGACGTAGGTTTATCTTTGTTAAAACTACAATAATTCAAAACTTTATTATTAATAAATTTTTGTAGCGTTTCAATATTTTTTAAATATCCGTTGAAACCGAATGAAAAATATAAACTTTTGATAAAATCGTCATTTTTATTTAAGCAATAAAAGCACTTCATTAATTGTCCTAATTCTATTAATTTATTGATACTTAAAGTGTAAGGACTAATTTTTTTCAATTCATTTAAATACGATTTAAAAATGGTTATATTTTTATAAATTTCGGCATTAAATAATTTATGATTGACTAAATGTTGCGAATAATTCAAAAAGTTATTATACTTATCTAATGTTAAAGATACATAAGATTTTATATTAAATAGCGTTTCATGTATGAATTTAATGTTTGTAAAATATTTTATGCAGCCAGTAAAATTTAAATACATTTGAAAAATGTAAAATCCAAAACTGAAAAGAAGATAAAGTTTATTAGTAAAATTCGTCTCGCTAAATGAAGTAAAAAATTGTCCTATAATATGATTTGAAAATACGGTTTTCAAATGCTCAAAATATAGGGCAAATGTTATATTGTGCCCTTGTAATTTAATTATGAAAAATGGTAATAATAAAAATAATATAGGAATCAATAATGAAATCACAGGACTTGAGAGATTATACATACTCAATCCTTGTAGAAAAATACTATTATTGTTGAATTTACTTAATAAAGGTATATCTAAATATTGATAATTATTAATGAAACCATGATCATATATAACAGATTCACATTTATTATAAATAGCATCATCTTTAACATTACATAAATCTTTAACAAATTCTACTTTTTTGATAGGCTTATAATTTTTTAATAGCTCTTGACTTTCCAATAAGAAGTCTTCATTATTTGTATAATAATTAGACCATCTATTTATGATGTTTTTTTCAAAAATGTTTTTAGGATCAAAAACATGATAATATAAATTATTAGAGCTATTTTCTCCTGTTGTTAATTCTTTTTCTTCTTCTATTAAATTTGAATTTGACCCATCATTAGTGATTGCTAATTTGGTTTTTTTTAATTCTAAATCATTTACAATATTATTATTTAATAAATATACACACGAATTATCTAAATGTTCTATTGGTAATTTAAAACAATTCACATACTTTTCTTTAGTATTATAATCAGTCTTTTCATACAAATTCATTATTACACTAATTAAATCCATCCTATTTTATTTATATAGATAATTACTTTATAAATAATAATATAACGAAAATAATTAAAAGAATAACAATACAAGTTATTATTGGTAGTAAATTGTATGATATTTTATGATATTCCATTTATAAATAATTATTATAAAACAGTTCAACATGAAAAATTAGATATAACTGTATTAAATTTATTAACAGAAATATTAAATACAATAAATAATGATTCATCGTTAAATGGCGAACAAGAAACCGATAATAAATTCAAGAAAAAATATAAATATAAAAATTATAATAATAATAGCAATAATAGCAATAATAGCAATAATAATAATAATAATAATAATAATAATAATAATAATAATAATAATAATAATGCTAAAGATTATTCCAATTTAGCAAATAAAAATTACAAAAATCATTTTATTTATATGAATACTAAAAAAAAGCCAACAATTGATAAAAATAAACTAGACACTCTTAAAAGTAGTATAAAAACGATATTAAACAAATTATCGCCATCCAATTATGTTAAATTGGAAAATGAATTATTAATAGTATATAGTGATATACTTGAATCAATTAACGAAGAAAATATGGATGATATATATTCTATTGACAATTATATTATAGAATACATATTATATAATAATATATCTTATAGCTCCATATATGTTGATATATTATTTTCAATAATTAATATTTATTACAATAAAAATTACAAATTAGAAAATATATACATTTATAATTCATTTAAAGAAACATTTGAAGAATTTTTAAATTTTGAGAAGTATATTAAATCTAGTTCTAGTGGAGATGAATTTATGGTAAATAAAAACAATGACAAATATAAATGTTTTAGCATTTTTGTAATAAATTTTTATAAGAAAATTTCTAATAATGAATTGGAAAAAATGTATAATTATGTGAGTAAATTATTTATAAATAGTTTTATAATTCAAGAATTCATTTTGTTAATGAATACATTTTTCATTAATAATTTAATAATAGAAAAAAATACAGTTTATTGTGAAAATATTTTGGAGTTTTTAATAGTTATTTATAATGACTTGTTTAAAGAAATAAGATTCATAAAAAAAATAGATTCCAATTTAAAAATACATGATTCTATTATAACAATATTATCCAATACTAATAAACAACCAAGTTTTACAAATAAAATTAAATTTAAACTGATGGATGTAGAGGACAAATATAAAAAATATATATTATAAAATATAATAATAAATATAAATTATATATTATAATAGTTTAAAAATACATTATAAAAATAAATAGTTTAAAAATACATTATAAAAATAAATAGTATATATAATGATTTCATCAAGCATTGATAGCAAAGTGGAATATAATGTTACAAACAGTATTGATAAAATGGATTTAGATCATGAAGCTTTTGTTTATAATGCGAAAATATATAATAAACATATTAAATTTGTTTTAGGCACACCTAAATACGATTATTTAAGTAATAATATTTTATATTTTAGTATTTATTTAGCAAATAATGGATCTGTAGTATCAAAAATTGGAATTTATGAAACTAATAATACCGATTATGTATCTTTATTAGACGCAAATGGCGATGTAGATTTAAATAAAATGGCTGAACCAATTATATTTGCTTTTGCTAAACCATTAATTATGAATAATTATAAATTAATTGATAAATTTGAAACAATGTCTAATGCTTCATCTAATCCATCGTCTAATGCTTCATCAGACAATGAAGATTCTGATAATGAGGATTCATATAATGAAGATTCTAATAATGAAGATACAGATAATGAATCATCTAAAAGTGCTAGTATGAATTATGATTTATTGGCGTTAGCTAGTCAAACGAAAGAAGAGAGTATGCATGAAATTAGTCACTATGAAGAAGAACCAGCACATAAGTGGATAAATAAATATTTGAGAAGTAGTAAATATGATATATTAGACAATGAAGGATTAGGCGATTGTTTTTTCGCAGTTTTACGTGATGCTTTAAAAACCGTTAAAATAGAAACATCTGTTAAGGCCATTCGTGAAAAATTGGCAAATGAGGTAGATGAAGGCGTATTAGCAACATATAAAGAATTTTTTGGATTATATTATGGCGGTATGAAAAAATCGCAAACACAGTTAAAAGAATATAAAAAAAGACATCTTGTATTAAAAAAAATGATTGGCGGAACAAATGATGGACCCGATAAATTAAAGATGATTGCTGATGCCAAAAGTAATTTTAGTAGTTTATCTTCTGTGAGTAGCGAATCTAAAGAATTGGAAGATTTAACGAAAGAGTTTGACTTTATGAAGGATATAGAAACGGTTGATGATCTTAAAAAAGTGATAAAAGAAGTTGGTGGAAAATATTGGGCTGATAATTGGGCGGTTGTTACTTTAGAAAGATTATATAATGTAAAATTCATAGTTTTGTCTCAAACGCATTTCCTAGAAGGCGAAAAGGAATTCGTGTTACAGTGTCTGGAGGCTGATAAAAAATTACAGGAAAAAGGCATTTTTGAGCCCAGTTATTATATAATGACCGACTATATTAAAGGTATTCATTACAAATTAATTACGTATGATAAAAATGTGAAGCGTGGTGCTTTTAAATTTAGCGAATTACCATATATCATTAAGGAATTAGTTTTGGAAAAATGTATGGAAAAAGATGCTGGGCTATTTGTTTTAATACCTGATTTTAAAACATTTGCGAATAAAAACGGTATACAACCTGTTGTTAAAACTAGCAAATACGATGCTTTGGTAAAAAGTGTGAAGGAATATGATGATTCTATTGTTATTCAAATATATAATAGATCAAAACATGAAAAAGTGGGCGAAGGGAGTGGTGAATCTATTAAACCTGAATTGAAAACTGGGAAAAATGTGTTGGAATTAAATAATAAGAAAAAATATCCAGATTGGCGCAAAAAATTAGACAATGATTTTCTAGTAACAAATTTGAAAATTGAAGGTCAAAGTTGGGCAAGTGTGAAACATTTTATGTTGGGTTCTCGGTTTAGAGGCATGGCCGATTTATATGGTAAATTTATGAAAGACGGAATAAGTAAGGACGGAATAAGCAAACACGAAATAAGTATTGACGAAGCACAAAAATTATACACTTCACATATACATAAAAAATCTGTATTAGCTGTTATTCCAAATGAGGAAGAATTTAAGAAAATTGAATCAAGCTTATTGGAAAAAGCATTATATTCCAAATTTACACAAAACGATGATTTAAGAGAAATTTTACTATTAACGGGCGAAGCAGTAATCAATACTTTTAAGCAAGGGAAAGGAGCGAGTTTAGCAGTTGAACTGATGAAAGTTAGGAAATTGATTACTAAATAATATTTAAAACATTTATTTAAACATCTTTAAAACATTTACAATAATAATTATATAAAAATTACAATTATTATTATAAATAATTATATATAATGGGGACTAAAAAAATAAGTAGATATATAAAAAAAAATAGAAGCTATAAACAAAGAGGAGGAGGAGACGGATTAGAAGCTATTTTTATACAAGGCATTATATCAACAATAGACAACGCAACCCACCTAGCACAAATAATATACGGATATACAGCATCAGAGAAGAATGCTAAAAAAGCTGCTGACAAAGCTGCTGAAACAGCTTCTAAAATAAACGGTAAAACTTTACAAGATATAGCAGAAGCAGGAGCACAAGCAACCGCAAATGTTATGAAAACAACAAGCAAATACAACTATATAATATCTTACACGCATAAACATATATTCACAGACACAGACACAAAAAAATTTTCTAATTTTTTGACATCTTCAAAAAAAAAAGCAAAACAAGCAGCAGAAAAGAAAGTAAAAGAAGAACTAAAAAAACTAAACAAAAACAAAGAAAATTTATCATACGATGAAGCTGTAAGACTAGTAACAGAAGCTGCAACATCAGGAGCAGAAGCAGGATCAGAAATAACAAAAAAAACATTCACATACACACATACAATGGAAGTAGAAGCAACAGCAGGACCAAAAACCGTTTCAACTCATGGAAGTGAAGGACAACAAGGACAACAACCACAGCAACAAGGACCACCACAAGGACCACCACAACAAGGACCACCACAAGGACCACCACAACAAGGACCACCACAAGGACCACCACAACAAGGACCACCACAAGGACCACAAGGACAAGGACCACCACAAGGACCACAAGAACAACCACAACAAATACGAACAAAAGATACTTATATTAATGAACTATTATTGGAAACCGATAAGAACGAGGGATCTAAAGTAATAAAATTCTACAATAAATATTATAAATATCTTGTTAGAAACGAAAATTATACTGGAGTAAATTCATTAGTAACTAATGATGGTTTTTTAAAAATATTAACACAACCTGATGAAATGGTAGGTGGAAGTTTTTTAAAAAAGTTACCTTTTGTCAATAGATCCATAAATACAGGATCTGCTTTAGATTACAGAGGAAGTTTTGATAGAACAATAGGTAGTGGTTATGCACCAACACAACATATAAAATCTAAAAAACTATTTTTAAAAATTTTTTTAAGGAAATCTACATATGAATTATATGCTGTTTTTATGAATGCTGGAATTAGAGAAAATCTCATAGACGATTTCTTAAAAAAATACTTTTCAAATTTTTTTGTGTGGATGTTAAATAAAAATTTACCTTCGTTATTTAATTATTCACAATTCTATATATATATAGCCGACAATTTAAATGATGTTTTAAGCAAAAAATTTCCAACTACTACCACTACTACCACTAATGATAATCCTACAGTTAATGAAAACAACTCACTATTATTTAATTCACTAAATAGAAAAATTTTAAATTATATAATTTATTGCTATAGGGATATAAAAAGTATAGAAAATGCTATAAGAGGGAAAGAAACAAGTAAAATACAAGAAACAGTAAATGCTTTATTACTTAGAAGATATGACAAACAAGTAGAAAAGAAAGAAACAAATAGTGCAGAAGAAGAAAATGAATCATTAAAATTCGCTTTAACACAAATTTTTGGTGTAGAAACGTCTCTAGACGCTAGAAAAAAAATAAAAGAAATTGATTCAATAATAGATTTAATGACTATTGAAACTTTTCAAGCTAAATTTGAAGAAATAACTACAAAATTAAAAAATGTAACACTTAATAAAGATACAATTACATATAAATTACCACAAAATATTTTAGAAAAATTAGCAGAAGCAACTAAAGTAGCTAATGAAAAAGAAGAAGCAACAATACCAGCACCATCACCAACACCACCACCACCACCTTCATCATCACCACCAACACCACCACCACCACCTTCATCATCACCACCTACACCACCACCATCATCATCACCACCAACACCACCACCACCACCTTCATCATCACCACCAACACCACCACCACCACCTTCATCATCACCACCTTCATCATCACCACCTTCATCATCACCACCACCATCATCACCACCACCACCAACATCACCAACACAATAGGGAGATCAGTCTACAGAAGCTAAAATAACAGGATCAGACGGTATGTATGAATAATTTGATTTCAAAAAACACTCTCATTGAAAATATTATATTATAGTATTATAGGATGAAAACTTTAAAGAAAACTTTAAAGAAAACTTTAAAGAAAACTTTAAAGAAATTTAAAAAAACCAAAAAAATTAGTCAAACTCTCAATAACACTTCAAAAAAAATGCGTAATTTTTATAAATCAATACATAATAAATCAATACATAATAAATTAAATTTATTAAAGATAAATAAAAATAGTGGTCTAAGTAAATTTTTAGAATATATGTATCTACAATTTTTGGAAAAGCAAAAATTAATAAATACAATAAATATAGAAAAATCACGAATATTTGAAAATAATAGTGATTTAATAAATACAAAATTAACATCTATTATTAACGCACATTTTAGTTCGTCAATATATATTGATACAACTATTTTGACTTATATTAAAAATAATTTAAACAATTGTAAAATAGTTACTTATGAAAATATAATAAGCGAACAAAAGTTCGTATTTGATTTTATTATTTATGACAAAATTAATATCAAAAATTTGGATACTATTGTGAAAAATATGTTACTATTTTTACAAGTATTAATCAAAATATCAAATAACGAAACGAAAAATTCAAACATTTGTTGTAAAAACGGACTACATCTAACTATTTTCTTAACACCCTTTCAAAAAAAATTGGATTTGGATGCTAGTGAAATATTGGGAACAAAAAATGTGAATAGTGGATTTACTTATCCTTGTGTAAGCACAGGCCAAATTCTTATATATAGAAAAGAAGAATTTTTCAAAGTATTTATTCACGAATCTATACATGCTTATGGGGTAGATAAAGCTTTACAAAATGATTTAAATAGCAATAACAATTATATAAAATTAATAAATTTGTTTGCCATAAGCAATAAAGATTATTTTGGAATAAATGAATCTCTAACAGAATTTTGGGCTTTCTTCAGTCATCTATGTTTGTATAGTTTTTTTAATTCGTCCAATTTAAATACTTTCCTTACTAATTTTGAGAGATTCTATTTAATAGAGGTTAAACATTCGCTATATCAAATATCAAAAATATTAAACTATAATGGTTTAACATATAATGAGTTAATAAGTAATTCTTTAATTAAATTCAGCGAAACATCACATATTTTTAGTTATTATATACTTAAATTATTATTGGTAATAAATCACGAACAGCTATTTACATCGTTTATTGATTTAACTGATATAAAATTGAATAAAGACAATATAAATAAATTTTTCAATTATTTACATGATTATGCATTAGACCCAAAGTTTATAAAAATGATTGGTATAATTAGCGAAACATATAAAAATGATTTACATAAATTAAGGAGAAAAAATATGAACCATTTATTAACTAATTTAAAAATGATGACTTTAGATTACGAATTATAATATATTATAAAAATATAAAAATAAAAATATAAAAATAAAACTATTTATAATATATATATATATATATGAATACCATTGATGCTATAAATAAAACTTATGGTAAGATAAAAAGAGAAGAAAAGAAAGAAGAAAAAGAAAAGAAAACAGAAACAAATTTTATAATGAATAAAAATAATATATTGGAATATTATTTTAATTTACCTATTAAAAACAAGAAAGCATATATCAAGATAGTAGATGAAGATTTAATAGTTCCACGTTTCAAAGATTATAATAATTTGTTATTAAACAATTATAGTGTGACACAATTAAAACTAATATCCAAATATTATAAATTAGCTACAAGTGGTAATAAAGATTATTTAAAAAAACGTATATACAATTATTTATATTTTACATATAATATTATAAATATTCAAAAAATGGTGCGAACTTACATATTCAAAAAATATATAACATTACATGGCGAAGCTTTCTTTAAACGATCATTATGTTGTAATGATATAGATTTTTGTACGCTGGATGATTTAAATAAAATTCCATATAATCAATTTATAAGCATTAAAGATACAAATAACCATATATATGGTTATGACATATTGTCATTATACAATTTATTTATGAAAGTAAAAAATTGTAGCAATACTAGCAATAGCAATACTAGCAATAATATACATAGCATTATTAATAGCAATAGCAATTTAACAAACGTCCAAAATCCTTTTACTAATATATTTTTTTCATATACTATACTAATACAATTATTAGAATATATCAGATTAAGCAATTTATTGAAAATAAGTGTAAATTTAAATTATGAAGAATTGGCTAATCTCTCTATAGCTAAACAGCTAGAGATGAAAATTTTAACATTATTTCAAAGAATGGATAGTTTAGGAAACTATACAAATATTAAATGGTTTAACGATTTAGATAAATATGGCTTAATTTTATTTATAAGAGAATTAGCAGATATATGGAATTATAGAGCAAGTTTATCTCAAGAAATAAAGAGAGAAATAGTTCCACCTTTAGGCAATCCTTTTTACAATGGAGAGATTACTATTATCAATTTAACACAATATAATTTTATTCAAATTAGAAAATACTGTATTTTAATTATTGATTTAATGGTTAATACAGGAATTAATGAAAATTCATGTTCTTTAGGTAGTTATTACGTATTATGTGCCTTAACATTAGTATCTCGTGAAGCAGCAGAAGCTTTGCCTTGGTTATACGAGGCTGTAAATTATCAATGAATTTATAAAAATTTTTTATGAAATTAAATTTTTATAACTTTTAATAAATTAATAAATAAATAAATTAAATAAATTAAATTAATAAATAAATAAATAAATAAATAAATTAAATAAACTATTCGTTTATTTTCACCCTTTTAAGCATTTTAAAAATATAAAAATATATTAAATATATTTATTAATAAAACAACTTAAAAGAATAAATCTATAATTTATTATAAAAAAATGACCTCGTCCAAGAAAAAGCCCGATCAAACAACTGAAACAGCAAAAACTGAAGTTATACCAGAGCCAACAAAAAAAACGAAACCAGTTAAAACTGTTGCAAATGTAACAGCTACAAATGTGAATACAGTAGAAGCAACTACACCCGTAGTTACAGAAAAGAAAGAGACAAAAAAGAAGACGCCAAAGGTTTTAGCAAAGGTTGAAACTGTAGTAGCAGTAGCACCAGAAGTTGAAAATGTAGTAGTTGTAAGTGATGCTGCTGATTTATCTATCACGTCTGGTTTTTCGGAGTTCATTTCCAAATTCCAAAGTATGCTAAGCCAATTTAATTCATTAAAGACTGAACTACGTAGCTTAGAGAAAGCAACTGTCAAGCAGCTTAAAATCGCCCAAAAACTAACAAACAAGAAACGCCGTAAGGGAACTCGTGCTCCAAGTGGTTTTGTTAGACCATCGTTAATTAGCGACGAACTTGCTAAATTCTTAGGCAAACCATCAGGAACAGAAATGGCACGGACAGATGTTACACGTGAAATTAACAAATACATTCGTGCCAACAATTTACAAGACAAGGAAAATGGTCGCAAGATCAACCCAGATCAACAACTAACTCAACTACTAAAGATTGAGGATTCCATTGATCTAACATATTTCAATCTTCAAAAATATATGGGACCACATTTCCCAAAGGTAGTGAAAGCTGAAACAGTTACTGCTCCTGTAATGTAAATAAACTATTATTTAATTTTATTTTTATTTTTAATTATAATTATTGCATAAAAAATAATTATAATTTATTATCCAGATAATCAATACAAAAATTTTTAATTTTTAAAAAAAAATAATAAATAAAATAAATAATAAAAAAAATTGATTTAAAAAAATAACAATAAGATTAGTATTATTATATAATAAACTATGGCAGCTATCGTATCTGGAATCGCATTCAATGTTTCAAATGATTATGTTTATACTAAACCGAAGGTAAATGCTAACGGCGGTAAGACAGTTGGTATCCTTAATAAGCAAAATATGAAAACGCTATACATTAGCACCCCACTTATGCTTACTTGGGGTGTAAATGAATATACAGATGAAAAATCTGGTAAAAAAACGTATGATATGGCACTTCAATTTCCAAGCGAAGAATATAATAGCCCAGAATGCGTGGCGTTTCTAAAAAATATGCAAGAAATGGAAACACGTATTAAAACAGATGCTATTACCAATTCTAAAGAATGGTTAAATAAATCTAAGATGGGTGCTGAAGCAGTGGATGCTTTATGGACGAATATGTTAAAATATCCAAAAGATAAAGCAACTGAAGAAGCTGATTATTCACGGCCACCAACTTTAAAGCTTAAAATCCCTTGCTGGGAAGGTGAGTTCAAAAATGTAGAATTATATAATGATTCTAAGACACTTGTATTTCCTAACGATGAAAATACAGCAATTAATGAATTTATTATTAAAGGTTCAAATGTTGCTACTATTATTCAGTGTGGTGGTATATGGGTTGCGAATGGTAAGTTTGGAATCACATGGAAGCTTTTTCAAGCAGTAGTAAAACCACGCACTACTCTAAGTGGCAAATGTCATATTATTCTATCTGATAAAGATAAAGAAAAAATGGCGGCTACAAAAGACGACGAAGAAGAAATTATTAAACCCACCACTTGTGTTACAGAGGTTGAAGATAGTGATGATGAAGAAATTGTTAAAAAAGTGGAAGATGAAGTAAAGGAAGATATCCAAGCAAAACAGGTCGCAGTTGAAGATGCCCCTAAGAAAAAGCGTATTGTCAAGAAAAAGCAAGACGAATAAGCAATAAATAAAAGCAATAAGAAAAAGACTTAAAAAAAACTAAAAATAAGATTTTGAAATATATATATTTTCATAATATATATATTTTTTTTTCAATCATTATTTAATTATATTTAATTATATTTAATTATATTTATTTATGTTAAATATATATGAAAAATTATATCACTTTTAATGCTATTGTCTAAAATATTGATTGTATTTACTTTTGGTAATCCTTTATTTTTGATTGTATAAATTTGATATTTTGAAAATGTTAATTTATTAATGTTTATAGTATAAATGTGATTTTCTATTGAAACGGTAATACTACTATTATTAGTTTTAACAAATTCTATTAAATTGTCAAATGTATTATAATATTTATAATGAATAGTATTATCAACATCAATTTGTATATGTTCTTCTAAAAAAGGATCAATTTTTATAATATTATTTTCAAACTTGAGTTCGCTATGCCATAAAGGAATATATAGTAAATCATTGCTTATATCTAATTTATAAACATCATTATTTAATAGATTATTTATAGTTGGACTCAATATATAAATATTGTAATTAGATAGTTTTTCTTGTAATATTTTTTTAATAATATTTATTACATTATTTGATAGTAAAGGAACAGCATTATCATTATCATTATCATTATCATTATCATTATCATTATCATTATCATTATCATTATCATTATCATTATCATTATCATTATCATTATCATTATATTCAGTTTTGTATTTTAATAAAAATAAATATAAATCTTCTATAATAGTTATTGAAAAGTTGTCAAGTAAATTTAGTAAAATAGTTCGTATATGATACAAATTATCTAGATCAATATCTAAATTTTTATCTGTATCAGTATTTGTATCATTCTTTGTATAATATTTTATTATGAAATTAACAAAATTCATAAGTAATATTTTATAATCAATAGTATCATTTCTATCATTATTATTAGAATTATCATAATCACTATTAAATAATAATTCTTTCAAAAAATTATATGCGTTTGCTATTTCTTGAAATAATAAGGTTGAATCCTTTAAATCAATATTTTTATCAGGATGATATATTAACGATTGTATATGATAATGTTTTTTTAATTCATTATAACTAATTTTATTTATAGTATCAACAGTGTAATTTTTAATATTTAAAATTTGAATAGCATCACTTATTTTCATTTATTAACTCTATTAAATATAATGTAAAACTTTCTAAATGAAAAATAGGACGATAATTATTATTATAATTTTTTAAAAAAATTAAACTATTAAAAATTAAATCACTTATTTTAGTATTAGAAATTAAGTTTCTTGTTATTAAAGATTTTATTATATAAAAAAAACATTCATGACAGTTCAAATGATATATCAATATGTCATATAATAAAGTGCGGATATTTTTAATATTATAATCATTGCTAGTAATTAATTCAATATAATTATCACAAATGGATTTGTTATGTTGTATAAAGTTTAAATTGTTTGAAATATCTAAATAACTAAATATATTGGGATTATTCACTTTATAACAAATATTTTCTAAATTATTATATAAATCATTGCCAAAGTTTTCTTTAACTACATTTTTAAAAAAATGTTTATTAGTTTTATTACATAACGCATTTATAGTTTTTTTATTTAATTTTGAAAAATATAAAATTTTGCTAATGTTTATTATTTTAGATGGTATAAAACTTATACATTCTGTAATGATGATATATTTAATGTTTATAGATGAATATAGTTCTTTTTGCATATAATTATATAATAAATCCAATAAATCATAATTTATTTTATCAAAATTGCGAAACACAATATATCCTAATTTATTAGACGATGAAGCAATAGAATTATAAATAATATTATATATTTCATTCCATAGAGATTTACTGTTATATATGAAGTTTTCTATATCAATTTCATAATGTATATCGCTTATTTTAATATAAAATTCTGTTTTTGGTAAATTAATATGTAATTTTTTTTCATATTTCAAATTGCTTGGACTAAAATGCTGTAAAAGTTTCAAAGCATTCTTATATTTATAGGAACATGGCGGCCCGTAAAAAATATAATTAGAAAAATTATTTGTTAAACTATTTTCTAATTTATTATCAATTATTTGTAATAATTCTTTATTAAATTTGTATTCACTATTTTCATTTATAATTTCATTATAGTTTTTTTTAAATAATATCATAATTAAGATAATTAAGATAATTAAGATAATAAAGTTAATTTTATATCTTTATTATCTTTATCATTTATAAAATAAAAAAATCATAAGTTATAAAATAGAAAATCATTATATATTTTTAAAACTAATTAAAACTATTGTTGCTAGTTTTACTAATATGATTTGCGAAAATATTGAAAATGTTGATTATAATAATATTATTATAAATGATCCTATCAAAAATAGTGTATTACAATATAATTATTTTTATAAATTGTTGTATTCTACAGATATAGTAGTTTTAAGTAGTGTATTTATTATATTTGAATTAAATAATATTGTAATGGAAAACGATAAAGTAACATTTAATAAAAATACTAATAATACTGAAGTTTTTAATAAATTAATTGCTTTAGAAGAATATATATTGAATTTAATAAATGAATCAAAAACCAAATTATATAAATTTAAAGAATTATACGAACATCAATATTTTAAATTTTCTGTAAGCGATGACGTAGAAAGATTCAATGATTATAACAATATAAAATTATTAGAAGTAAAAAATAATACTAAAAAATTTATATTAAAAATATCGGGCATTTGGGAATCTAAAGACAACATTGGTCTAACATTTAAAATTATTATTGCTGATAAATGTATAAGTTTTACGTAATAAGTTTTACGTAATAAGTTTTACTTAGCAATCAATTGCTTACAAATAAGTTTTACTTAGCAATTTCATCAGTTGAAAAAAATGCTAAACTAATATGAATCATTAATACAAATATAAAATTTACGAGAGATAGTATATATGTTGCGTTTTTTGATATTTCTCTAGAACCATCATCTGATAAATATGAAAATAAATATTTACTAATTAAAATTATTTGAAATATTATTAAAATGGATGACATAAATGAATATGTATGATAATCAGGTGTAACTTTATTAGTATTTATTCTTGTAAAATAAACAAAGTTTAAATAAATTATATATACTATTACTACTAATGTTAAAAATATCGGAGTTATATTACTAAATAAAGCCATTATATCCAACGATGGCGATTTATCCAACGATGACGGTTCAAATAAGTTTTTTGAAAAATATATTCCAATAAATAGCATAATACTTAATGCGATTACGGTTAATCCATAACCCCAAATGGTGGATGAGGCGGGTCCTATATTTCCTAATTTAGAATAATTTTCTTGGAAAAATAATTTTATAATAATTCCAGCACACGCCAAAACTACAATATTTAACAGGTCTAAATTATTATTATGTGATAAACCAAACCCAAAAATCCCTTCTTTATTAATAACAGATTGAACAGCTGATGGCATAGTAATTAATATATATAAATATTATTACGATATAAATTTATTAATTAATTTATTTATTTATTTAAATTTTATAATAAATACAATAATATTTTATATAATATAATATAAAATATTATGAATCATCATCATCCATTAGTACAACAAAGTCATAATTTTGTTTTAGACAGAAAAATATTATTTGTTGATAGCAATGATCGCGATATACAGCGTTGGCCTAATTCGTGTGAATTTGAAATAAATTGTCCCCAAATTTATAATAATGTTGAATCAATACATATATTAAATATTGTATTGCCTAGTTTTTACTTTAATATTAGCGAACGATTACAAACAAATAAAATGATGATAGATTTTTCAGGTATTATACAACCAATTACAATTGATGATGGATATTATACTTCAGGACAAATACAAATTGCTTTACAAACAAAATTAAATACATTAGATGTTCCTAATAAAGAGTTTATAGTTAAGTATAATGACGTAAATCGCAAATTTTATGTAGGACATAAAAAAAAACAATTCAAATTTTTATTTGATAAAAACGTATCTTATACAAGATGTGACCAAATGGATAGTTATAAGATAGATGTTTATGCTCAACACAGCAATTGGGGTTTAGGTTTTTTATTAGGTTTTGATAAAAAAACTTACATTTCAACTAGAGATTATACAATTAAAAGTTTCGACCATGAAAATACAGACTGGATAGCTAATACTAGTTATGTTATATCTTCTACAACAGCCCATAGTTTAGAAAACAATCAATTTTTATATGTTGAACTTGAAAAATATAATAAATGCGATGAAATCAAACCCTTTCTATATTATAATTATAACAATCTTAATTCTGGTATAGTAAATTCTGCTTTTGCCAAAATTCCAGTTATGCCATCATCAAATAATATGACTTTAGTAGATGACGGTTATTTAGAAAATGTTAGTTATTATCAACCACCTATTGATAAACTAACTAAACTTAAATTTAAATTTAGATACCATAATGGTATGTTGGTTGATTTTCAAAATTATAATGTGTCATTTACATTAGAAATTAATCAAATACGTAATGAAATGAATAGTTATGATGTTAGAAAACCTACTAAACTTTGATTATTATAGCATATTTCACATAATGGAATATATTCGCTATTTCCAATTAATATTTGCGAATCATTATTAACAATACGATAACTGAATTGTGATGCATTTTCGCATTTAGCACACTGTCCTGTCATTTTATGTATTGTTGTAGCATAAGGAATCAAATTCATCATTGTTCCAAATTTTTCTCGCTTATAATCCAAATCTAGACCGCATAAAATGACATTTTTCTTTAAAACTTGATTCAAATATAGAACCCAATTATCAATAGATTCAAAAAACTGGGCTTCATTTATAAAAATATGGTCTGCATCTAAAATTAGTTGTTTTTCCAAATTGTAAAATTCTTCAATATTTGTAATACTATAGCAATCAATATTTAATCCGTCGTGTGATACAATTTTATTTTCTATATACCGTTTATCTAACGCATAATTAATAGCAATACATTTTTCTTTTTCTTTTTCTTTTTCTTTTTCTTTTTCTTTTTCTTTTGACATTAGATTTTCATAAATTTCAATTAATTTTGTAGTTTTACCCGAAAACATAGGGCCATAAATTAATGTGATACTCATAATACTATTTTTATAACTTATTATATAACTTATTTTATAAATTCTTTTTATATTTTATATTTTTATCAATTTTTATATATTTAATGTATAATGGGTGATTCAAAATTAGCAAAGAAATTAGGGCTAATAGATATATTTTTATGGTCGTTGAGTTATATTGTAGGTTCAGGAATATTTATTCTTATTAGCACAACAAGTAAATATGTTAAAAATTATTCGTGGGTAGCATTCTTATTTGCTGGTTTATTTTCTGTATTAAATATAATTAGCTATATTGAATTGAATTCCGTTTTTAAATCAAATAAATGTGAATATGATTATGTGGGAGCAACATTTGGGAAAGAGATAGGTTTTATTGTTGCTATTACATTAGTATTTATTTATATATTAACAAATACGACGGTAGCTTTAGCGATGGGTGATTGTATAAAACATATGTTCGGATTAAATAAATATATGGTCGCTGTGTTAATTATTATTCTATTTACGATTATAAATATAATAGGCGTGAAACAGTCGTCAAATCTTAATTCTGTAAGTATAAGTATAATTGTTACTGGTCTAATAATTTTTATTGTGGGAGGATTATATTATCTTGCTACAAATAAAAGCATCAATAATTCAAATGCGACCAATTTTTCTACAATCACTAATTTTGATGGTTTAAAAAATATATTTTATACGGGCTTCCTTGCGATGTTTGCTTATAGTGGCTTTGAAACAACGGTTAAATTAACGGAAGAGTCAATAAATCCAACTAAAGATATACCAATAGCTTTATTTGGATCATTATTTGTATCTATTATTTTATATACATTGATTGCTTATATATTAACGAATATTAAGCATCATAAATATATTTCAAAAAGCGTGTTGCCTATTACTGATGTAGCGAAAATGATATTCAATAGTAAATTTGGGAGTATGTTTTCTTTGCTTGCATTATTATCAATAATGAATACGATTTTAATTGGAATATTAGGTGGTTCACGCTTATTACATAGTATTAGTTCTGAGTATGAGTTTATGAATTATCTTACATATGTGAATGATAAAACTAAAACGCCGATTATTGCTATATTGATAATAAGTATTATATCGTTAATTTTATTGTTTATAAAAAATGTGGAAAAAGCAGTTACTTATACAAATTTCTTGTTTTTCTTAGTTATATTAATGGTTAATATATCTTTATTTTTTATGCATTTTAAACCCGAATACAAAGCCAAATTCAATACTTGTATTGTGAAAGATATTAATAAATATTTTCCTATTATACCTTTATTGGCTATTATACTAAATGTTGTTATATTAAGTATATCGGCATTTTACCGAACAGACTAAATAATTAAATAATATATTTTATTATTTTATTATTTTATTATTTTCTGTTTCTAAATACTTTATATTTTCTAAAAACATATGGTTTTAGAAAAGTATAAGAAGTATAAGCAGTATAAGCCACACAACATAATATAAATACCTTCATAATTATACTGTAAATTTTGGAAAAATTACAATAAAACGTATCGTCTTTTGAGTCGCAATAATTTACTCCAAATACACCATATCTATTAAAAAAACTTTCTTTTGCCATAACATATATTTATATTATATAAATATAAGCTATTATACCTTTATTATTTTCTTTTTCTAAATATTCCAGATTTTTTAAAAACATAGGTTTTTAGAAAAGTATAAACAAAAAAACATATCAAACATAATGTTAATACCATCATAATCATACTGAAAATTTTGGAAAATTTACAATAAAACGAATCGTCTTTTGAATCGCAATTGATTACTCCAAATACACCAGTATGTAAACCTAATGCTGGTGCTAAGCCTGAACCAGAAGAAGAACCTTTCCCTTTTGCCATTTAATATATATTATTATATTATAAAAATAATATAAATATATTTTTATAAAGTTATAATTTAGTAATATTATTTATAAAAATTTTTAAATATAGTTGTAATATATAAAATAATGGTTCAAAGAAAATTTACACGGAGAAGACAAAAAGGAGGATGGTGGTGGCCGTTTGGGCCATCAGCAGCAGACAAAGCACAAGGAGCACAAGGAGCACAAGGAGCACAAGGAGCACCGCCAGGACAACAACAAGCACCAGGAGCACCGCCAGGACAACCACAAGCAGTAGCAACACAAGAAAAAGCACCACCAACAACAACAACATCAGGCGGTAGAAAATCAAGAAAAATAAGACATAGAAAATCAAAAAAAGGTAAAAGAAGATATAAACGCTAAATAATATAATTAAAACATCGTTTTCACATTTCTATATATTATTGTTGTAAGCATAAATAATAATCCACCCCAAATACTATCCATAACTACTAGTAATGGAGACCAATCTTTTAGAATTGCGTAATTAGTGGTTTCATATACGCCATATATTACAAATCCTAGTAAAAATGCGTCCAAAGGTTCAGCCCTTTTTCTTATAATAAAATAATACAAGCCAAAAATTAACAATATATAGCATCCTATTAAAGACTCAATTCTGGTTTTTAATTCCGTTTTTTGTATTCTATATATGATAGGCAGTGTTATATCTTTGAATGAAAATAAATAAATCGCATCTAATGCTAAAAAAATTACCGCTATAATTATTAAATTTTTCAACATTTATATAATAATTATAGAAAATAAATAATACATTTTTCAAACATATTTATATATGTAAAAATATGTCTTTAAGTATATTTTTATATATATATAGTCAACTGGCTTATAAAAATTCGTCTTTTAGCCCTTCTAAGAAATCATCTTTATTATCATATTCTAGACGCATATTCACTAATTTTGCTGGAGAGATAATATAATCTGTTAATAAATTTTCTATATTTTCTGGGATAGAATCTTTATAAAAATGATTATACATTTCTTTAATAATATCCACACTAGCGTTTTTCATTTCTAATGTTAAATCAATACGACCAGGTCTAATTAGTGCTTGGTCTAATGAATCGTAATCATTTGATGTGATAATCAAAATGCGACCAGGCGTCTCTCGCAATCCATCAATTATGTTTAGAATAAATGAGAGAGTTATTTTGTCATCTTCTTTCTTTGAAAAATCTATCAACATACTTTCGTTATGCTCGTCATCTACTTTTTTAGCTATTTTATTCAATAATTTATTTTGAGCGTTTAATACCTTTTCTAAATCTTTTTTGTCTTTTGAGTCTTTATTGTCCGATACAAGTTCTGAATCGGAACTACTATCTTCAAGAATATTCTTTGTCTCATTCTTTGCCCCTTTCTTTGCCTCATTCTTTGATAGATCTCTCTTTTTAACAATATCACTCATACAATCTATGTCTTCAAAAACGATTATTTTATCATCAAACCCTATTTCTTGAACATTATTTCGTGAATAATAACGCTCAAAGAAATATTCGCTAAATTCTCTCTGTGTTTTAATCTTATTTAATGGAATTACAATAATATGTCTATTTAGTTTATTGGCAATACACTTTATAACACTCGTTTTTCCTGTTCCAGGTGGTCCGTGTAATCCTATACCCAAAGTATATGGATGTCCCTCATATTCATAATATTCTTTATTATTTATGAAAAAATCAAGTTTATTTATTAGATGTGTCTTGTTATCAAAAAATAAATTGTTGAAATTCCGTGTGCTTTTGAATTCACACTCTTCCCATATATTTTTTGTTTCTTTATCATCGTTATTCAAATTACCAATTAGTGTATAAATATATTTTTTATTTTTCCTTGACATTTCAAGTGATTTTCGGTGCTCGTATTCTATATTATCTAAAAAATCTGTGATTTTCTTGAGAGAATATACATAACTGTATAATTCCACTTTTATATTTTCCATTTCAAATTGTTTTTTTTCATCGCCACGTTCTGAAGTTGTAGATACTACGCAAAATATATTATCAGTAATCTTAAAATGGCGTGTCTGGTCTACAATATAAATATATTGAATAGTATCCTTTTTTCCATTTGTAGAATCTTCATAATCATCGTATATATGTGAGCTGTTTGTTATTTCTTTTAATGAATATATACTTGGATTATCTAAACTATTTTTAGAAATATAATACCAAAATGCGTTAAATCTATTACTAAATAAGTTATCAGTTTTAGTTATAAAGCTACTGACTTTCAAACATCGTTTGCCTTCTAAAACAATAGTGTTCTTTTTTGGAAAAACATATATGAGCTTATCCAAAACATACATTATATTTTTCTCAAATTTCTCATAACAATTATCATTATTCATTATAAAGGTTAATAGTGTAATAAAAAATAATATTCCCATTTTTTCATAATAGCCTGTCGCATTCATCATATACATCATCTTAAATGTGTCAATTAAACTAGAAATATGTTGCATGTTATAGCAATAAAATTCTAATTAACTAGGAACATTATATTTTTAAATTATATTTTTAAATCTTATTTTTTAAATCATTAATAAATCATTATAAAATATCTAGTTTATATATATATTTTATAATGAATAGGAAAAGTTTTTTTTACAATAAAAGTATTAAATATTTTATAATTGTTATACTTTCAATCATATCTATTTTATTTATTTGTAATAAATATACTATATTAGAGACATTTGGCAATTCAGATACTTTAGACAGTTTAGATAAATTAGATACTTTAGACAATTATAAAAATAATCTGGATTTTGATATTAAAGATTCTTTAATATTGAAAAAAGGAGAACGTGGATTATTTGCTACGAAAAATTATGAAATTAATGATATTATTGAAATTTGCCCAACACTTAAAATGAATAGTAGTGAAGTTGCCGAATCAAATATATTAAATCATCATTTTTTTTAAAGCAAATAACTCAAATAATCAGAATAATAGTTTAGTTTCACTTGGATATTGTAGTCTAATAAATCATTCACAAGAAAAACAAAATTGTTCTTGGAAAGTATCAAAAGACGACAATACCATAATTATGTATGCTAAAAAACCCATAAAAAAAGGCGAAGAGTTATATAGTAATTATGGAGAGGGTTATTGGAAAGGAAAACAACAAACATAAGACAAACTTAATTAAAATATTATATAAAATATTATATAAAATATTATATAAAATATTATATAAAATATTATATAAAACATAATCATATACCATATTTTTCTTTTATCCATAATTTTAAAAATTCAATAGAGCAATTTTTATAATCATCATTAAAGCCGTTCAATTTCAAAAATTGCGGTTTTCGCATACTTTCTGTTTTGTAAAATATATAATCACCAAATTTGCCTTTTCTAATTGTCAAATCATTTGAAATCTTACGCACAAAAGTATTTGCTTCAGGGTCGGTATTTTCTAATATACTTATTGCGTCGCTAATCTTGATTTCTTTAAAAGGCACATTTATTTTCAATGTTTTGAGAGATTTGCGTAATTCGCCATATTCTAAATAATACCCAAATTTTCCGTTTTTTAAATATACTTCTTTCTCCTTATAAAGACCCAATAATTTTGTGGTTTCTTCTTTGATTTCCATAATTTCGTCTAATTTATATTCGCCATTTTTGAGTTTTTCAATGTCTAAATCTTTTTTGACGCCATAAAATCCAACGTCTCCATCTTCTTTAGTATATTTAATTATTGGTCCGTTTTTACCTATTAAATAGGTATGTTTTTCATCTATTTTAATTTTTAGCTTATCTACATTATTAGACGACTCATTACTTAAATTGTTGCTATTTATTAAATTTTTAATAAAACAATTACACTGTTCGCATAGTTCGTAATATTTTTTATTGCCTTTTGCGATGTTATCCAATTCATCTTCCATAGATTTTGTATAGTCATAATCAAATAAACTATTGAAATATTTTATTAAAAATTCAATGACAAATAACCCGATTTGTGTTATCACCAATTTATTTTTCTCATTTCCAAATTCTTTCTCTCCTTTTTCTTCAACTATGTTAGTGTCGTCTTCCAATAAACTATAATCAATAATTTGAAGCTTTCTACCTTCTACATTTTGCTTATTTACATAATTTCGTTCTTGGATTTTTTCTATTAATGATGAAAATGTTGATGGGCGACCGATTCCTTTTTGTTCTAATAGTTGAACTAGACGTGCTTCAGTATAATGTGATTTTAAATCTTTCAGTGTTTGCTTACAAGTGATTTTTTTATAATCTATAGTGCCTTCTTTCAACGTTTTTAAATAATTATAATACTTTTCTTCTTCTACACCGCAAACAGCTTTCCATCCAAGAAATATATTTTCTTCAGCACTATATTTATAAGTTGCTTCATGTGGAGCACTAATATTTACAACTAATTGTTTGAAAACTGAGGGAGCCATCATACTTTCCAAACTATTAGTCCATATTAGTTTATATAATTTTCTGTGTTTTGCTGTAAATACATCTTCGTCATCGGGAATTGACTCTAATTCTATATTTGTAGGGCGTATTGCTTCATGAGCGTCTTGCGTTACGTTAGCTTCATTACAATTCCGCTTGTGGTCGGGACAATTATTTTCTCCATTCTTTTCTCCATTCTTTTCCTTAGGTTTTTTCTTTGAAACTTTTTTTAGATCTTCACAATTCCGCTTGTTTTCGGGACAATCTTTAAAATCTTTGTTTTGAGCTAATTTATCAATATCTACATTTATATATTCGGGTTTATATTTTTCGCTTATGTAAGCTTTGCTTTTTTCAATAAATTCTTCACTATATACTTTACTATCTGTTCTCATATATGTAATATAACCACCTTCATATAATTTCTGTGCTAAGGCCATCGTATCTTTAGGGGAACAATGCATAACATTATTTGCCGCTTGTTGTAGTCCTGATGTGGTAAATGGTTGCGGGGGATTTTTTATTGTTTCACGCTCTCCAACTTTTGATAAAGTATGTGTATAAGTTTTGCTTAATTCTAGAAATTCTTTCATTGATTCATGATTAATATGATTTTTATTTAGTGAAAATTGAATATTTTTACCAGTAAAATATCCATTACTATTGAAACTCAATTTACCAGGCGATTCTTGGATTTCTTTGTAATTATCATACACTAAACGCAAAGCAGGAGTTTGACAACGCCCAGCACTTAATGCGTTTTTCGTATTTGATACAATATGTTTCCATAGTAAGGGTGTAATAGTAAAACCCACAATTAAATCTAAAATTTGGCGACCTTGTTGGGCGTAAACCAAATCTAAATTTATCGTTTTCGGATTTGCTATTGCGTTCTTTATTGCCCGTTCAGTAATTTCGTGGAAAATGATGCGTTTAGTATTTTCAACGTCTAATTTGAAGACTTGTGCTATATGCCAAGCAATTGCTTCGCCTTCACGGTCATCGTCTGTAGCCAAGACAATTTCTTTTGCTCCAGCTATTGCCTTACGCATTTTCACAATTTGTGCTTGTTTTGTATCAATAATATTAAAGCTTGGTTTATAATTATTTTCAAAATCTATTTGATTTAAATTTGAGAGATGAGTAATATGTCCATATGAACCGATGACTTTATAACCAGCACCCAAAAATTTCTCTATTTTGTCGCATTTGGCAGGTGATTCAACTATTACTAAAATATAACTCATTTTAATATATTTTGTTTTATAGTTTGTTTTGTTTTATATTTTATATTTTATTTTGTTTTGTTTTATAAATAATTTAATATCAATTTATTAAATTATTTATATTTATTATTTCAATAATTTTTTATTTTTCTTGATTTGTGTTTTCTTCTTTTACTATGTTTTCTTCTTTTACTATGTTTTCTTCTTTTACTATATTTTCTTCTTTTACTATGTTTTCCTCCTTTTAGGATTGATGGTGCATGTTTTAGATCGCCTTTAGGTCGCATAAAATACATTGAGCTAGTAGACGGATATGTATTATTTTTTGAGCTAGTAGTCGTAGGTGTAGTATACGATTTTCTATATCGTTCTTTTTCTTTTTTCTCTTTAATATTTTGTTCTTTTTCACGCTCTTCTGTATCCATTGCATCCTGTTGTTTTCTTTTACTTCTTATTTCTTCTGGTGTTTCTTCTTCTTTAATAGTTGTTTCTGAAGAAGGAGTATTTCCCATTGTATATATGAAAATATTATATTTAAAATTGTAAAAATAATATTATTAAATCACAAAAATTTCTAAATTAGTTTTATGTTCTTCCTTTTTTTATATGATTTTCTTAGTCTTTTTACTTTTTTAAAACTATGTTTTTGCTTTCTCTTATATGATTTTCTTATTGTTTTACTATGTTTTCGTCCACCATCTATATCTTGATATTCAAAAGCACGAGAAGGATATAAAAGCGTGTCATTTTTTCTAAGATATCTTGGTATGATATTAATACTTACTTTTCTTGATGTTCCATTACTAACTGTTCTACTTTTTGGTTCAAAGGATGATTCTGGTTGTTTAAGCATCCTCATATTATTTCTCATATTTTCAAGGGAAATTTTTATATCTCTAGGTGAATCTATATATTTATCCTTAATATTTTCATTATTAAGTCTTTGTGACTCTGTAATTGGGTTAAGCCATTTTTTAATATTAGACATATAAGGCTTAAGTGGCGCTATCTCTATCTCTCTCTCTCTCTCTCTCTCTCTCTCTCTCTCTCTCTCTCTCTCTCTCTCTCTCTCTAATTCATCCTCGTATTCTTTTTGAATTTCGTCTAACTCGTCATTAGAATAATATGGCATTATATATATACTACTAAATATAATTTTATTCAACCTAAATATTGTTTTAATGTAACAATTATATTTTTATTTAATTTGCGGCCACTTGCTAATTTTACATTTTCTAGTTTCGCATTATTTTCATCTTTAAATGAATCCAATAAATTTCCCATATTTTGAAATTCTTGAGATAATGCTAAAGCAGATACACTACTAATACCAGGTATCTGCATTAGCATAAGTTGAAAAATATTATCACTATTTATATGTGATTTTTTACTCGTTTTAACAGTATTAAGATAACTTTCCTCATTTATACATTCACTTTTCTCACTTTTCTCACTAATATCATTATAAAAGCCTGGCTTATCTTCTTTTAATAATTTATTAGCAATTGCGAATAATAAATCACCCGTTTCCACTTGATTTAGCACATTAATAACCGAAAATCCTTTATAATAATTGAGAGAAAATAATGTAGAATATAATGTGTTCCTAAACGCCGCTTTTTTATAATTAATAATTGCTCCTTCTAATAAATAAATTATGTTATGATTATGTAGTGGATATTCGTTTAAGCGAAAGGATTGTTCTTTATAACGTCCGTCTTTAATAGATGATTCTAAATCGGTCAGAGATTTACGCTCAATTATCAATAATGGTTTATCGTTTATTTCATCATAAAAAACGAAATCTCCTATATCTAAATTTTTCTGGATTAATACGATTTTTGATTCTTCATTTAGCGAAGTTAAATATTGTATTAATGATTTCGGCTCTCGTAAATCTATTATTAACTGCATAATTATTTATTTATAATTCAAAGTTATTATTATAATGTATTTATATGGTTTATAAATATATTATTTGAATTTTTAAGAAAAATATTTAACCTAAAATACTTCTATTACGAACGGGATCATATCGAATGAAAGTTCCTTGTGGGCCTAAAAATTGGAGACATTTTCTGCCATCGGCGCACGATCTTCCTAAGCCACAACCCTTTTCAATATCCTTAGTATTTAACGAAGCTCCAGTATTCCAATTTAAGCCGTTAGCAGCAGCACGATCGTATTTATAGCCGTGTATTCCTGTTATATTTGGTCTTACACCTACTGTGGAATTTAGACCAGGCATATTACCAAACTGACAAGTGTTGTTTGTATATAAGTTACTACCTAATTTACTGATTTTTTTTCCAGGCATCTTTTTTATAATAATATAATATATTATATTTTTCTAAAAAAAATTAAATATTTTATAATTAATAATATTAAAAATAAAAATTGTCTTTAAAATAATAATTTAAAGCTTTTTTATTAATATAATTAATATAATTAATATGGATAATCAATCAAATATTACTAAAGAAGCAAGTTTTAGTAAAGATATTAATACAGACGACGAATCAGATAGCGAATCATCTTTAACAGCAATTAATAACATCAAATTAGACAATGATTTTATTAATAATGAAGAGCTAATTTTTAATCCTTATAATTCTAATAATAAAGAAATTACTATTGGAAACGTCCAAGAATTATTATCAACCTATGGAATTTTTGCTAAACCTTTCAATATAGAATTATACAAAAGAGCATTTATTCATAAATCTTATACTAAACGCCCTAAATTAGAGAATGCTATGTCTAATATTATTATTGCCGATAACCCCGAAAATTGCCTACCTCTAAAAACCAAGTCAAACGAGCGTCTAGAATTTATAGGCGACGGCGTTTTAGAATGTATTACTAAATATTATTTATATAAACGTTTTCCTAAAGCAGATGAAGGATTTATGACAGAGAAAAAAATAGCATTAGTTAAGAACGAGCATATTGGAAAATTAGCACTTGAAATGGGGCTCAATAAATATTATATTATTTCACGTCATGCAGAAGAAAAAAAAATCCGTAATAATTTGAAAAAATTAGGATGCTTATTTGAAGCATTTATTGGAGCAATCTTCCTAGATTTCAATCGTATGCCTATTAATGATGAATATGGCTGGTTTGCAAATGTATTCAACTGTGGTCCTGGACTACAAATGGCGCAAATTTTCATAGAAAATGTATTTGAGAAGCATGTAGATTGGACTAATTTAATCAATAATGATGATAATTATAAAAATAAGTTACAAGTAATTATTCAAAAAGAATTCAAAATAACTCCTGATTATGTTGAATTAAGAATTCCTAAACTTGACGACGAAGAAGAAAATGATAAATTATATGTGATGGGTGTATATATTTGTTTCGGCCAAAATATTCATAATGCCAAAATAAGTAATGCATTAACTTTTGATAAATTAGGCTCATTTAAAGCGATTCATGAGTTGCTAGAAAAACAGGATAAATTATTAGTATTTCTCACAAAAGCGGAACATAAAATAAAGAAAAAAGCAGAACAATTTGCGTGTGACCAAGCTATTAAATTATTTGAAAAACTGAGCTAAATGAGCTAAATGAGATAAATTAAATATAATTTTGCTCTATACTTTTGTAATATTCATAAGAATTTATTTCACGGTTTTTTTGTTAGTCTTTCCATTCTATCTAAACTCCATTTAATACTAGTAATCATATCTTGAGTCTTTTTTTGTTCTTTTTGTAATTTTACAACTTCACTATTTTGATTATGTAACCCTTTGCTACGGGTTCGTCTTGATGGTCCATTTTGAGCCTTAGATTCTAAATCTCTTATTTGTGAATTTATTTTTTCAATATTTATTAAATTTTCTGTAAGTTGTAAAGTTAACCTAGTTTTTTCGTTGGCTTTATTATCTACAAATTTTTTATATTCTCTCATTAATTTAGCTCGTGATGGGGTTTGATACAATATTTTTGTTACAAGATCATCATCATGAAACTCTGTCCCATACTTATTTAAATGTGTTTCATTTAACATTTGAGCAATTACATTATACATAGCTTCTTTATCACCAGCTCTTCTTATTAATTTTTTTCAATTTTTTTTTCAGTTTTATTTTTAGTTTTATTTTTACCTAGTTTTTTTACTATAATTCATATATATAATAATATATATATATATATATAATAATAAAATCAAAATCTATAAATCTAGAACTCTGGTTCGCTAACAAATACATTAGCGGTATTAATTAAAAACATTATTACACTTTTTATCATTTCAAACGCCCATTTTTTCTATAAAGAAAATATAATATTAATAGTGCTATATTTATTATCATGCTAACTGTACCTGCTACAATTAATGAAATATCAATTATAAAATACCCATGTAGCAACCAAAGCAAATTAGTTAGTAAAATGAGTGATAAAGAATATAATGATAAATCTTTTACACTTTTTGTTATATAAGTTTTGTATAATTGGGGAAATAATTGAATTGAATTTACTATTGGTGCTAATGTTGCTACAATAAATTGTATCATTATATATTTATGAATAAAAAACATTATTAAAAACATTATTAAAAACATTATTAAAAACATTATTAAAAATATTAACTAAAACAATAAGTATTATTTTTTATTTTAAGTATTACTTATTATTATATATTATTTAATTATATATAATGATAAATGAAACATTAGACCAATTAAAAATAAAACCAATACCAAAAAAACAGCAACAATTTCAAGTTATGATACAAATACCTGTGGAAGGTATAGGACCAAATATTATTGATAAAACCAGTGAAAAATTAATAAATAGAGAACAGTTTTTTTCCGAACTTCAAGAAAATTTAGGAGTAGTGCAAAAAGACTATAAAAAAGACTTGAAAAAAGATTTGAAAACAGAGTTGAAAACAGATTTGAAAACAGACTTGAATAAAGACTTAAAAAAAGTTTCAACTAAAGCTAACATACATAAAACAGAAGCTGATCCTCAAGGTTTAAAACTTTCTTCTTCATTAGATAAAAAACCAAAAGGGATTGAAAATACTTTAACAGAAATCAAAAAAACGAAAGAAAAAATAATTATAAAAGAACCAACAGATGATAGTCTAAAAAAAGCACAAGTTAATTTACCATCTAAAGAGAGAATAACACCTAAACCAAGTCCAATAAAAGATACAATAAAAGATCCAGCAACAGATCCAACAAAATCTAAGAAAATAAAAGCAGAAATAATTGACGAAACTTTAATAATTCCCAAAGATCTCCGTATTGGTAAAACACTACTTTTAAATAGAATTATGAACTCAGAGCCACAAATATTAATAAAAGCACCAAGTTATTATTTATATAATAGAGAGATGTTCATTAGTTTTATCAATTCTCTCTTTGAACCATACAAAGAGCAATTATTAAAAGAAGAAAAAGAATTAGCATTAGGTAAATCAACGCTAAACTGCGATAATAGAGACAGCAATAACTTTTCTTTATTAATACATCAAAAAATCGTGAGAGATTATATAAATATTTACACACCATATAGAGGATTATTGTTATATCATGGTCTAGGTTCAGGTAAAACGTGTTCTTCAATCGCCATTGCGGAAGGCATTAAGAACGATAAGAAAATATTAATTATGACACCTGCGTCGCTAAGAGATAACTATGTAGAAGAATTGAAAAAATGCGGCGACTATTTATATAAGAAAAATCAATATTGGGAATTTATTAATACAAAAACCTATCCTCAATATGTTGAATATTTGAGTTCGCTATTAAAATTACCACAAGAATATATTGTTACTAATGGAGGCGTCTGGTTCATTAATGTGAAAAAAGAACCCAATTACGATTCGCTTGATTTTGAAGACCAAAAGAAAATAAATTCCCAATTGGATAAAATGATTAATTATAAATATCAGTTTATCAGCTATAATGGTCTGCGTAGTTCTCATTTAACTGGTATGACAAATAATGGAACAACAAATCCGTTTTCCAATAAAGTAGTAATAATAGATGAAGCCCATAATTTTATTAGTCGCATTGTTAATAAACTAAATAAGGCAACATCACTATCTATGAAATTATATAAGTATTTAATGGATGCCGAAAATTGTAAAATCATATTATTGTCTGGAACACCAATTATAAATTATCCAAATGAAATAGCCATATTATTCAATATATTGCGTGGCACAATAAGAAGCTATAACTGTAAATTAATTTTAGACAAAAAAACGATGACAAAAGAAAAATTACAGGAAATATTAAAAAAAGAGAATATTTTGAGTTATGTTGATTCCATAGAATATAATTCAGTAAGTTATCAAGTCACTATTACTCAAAATCCATTTGGTTATATTAATTCCGCATCAAATAATAACAAATTAGTAAATACAAGTGATGTATTAAGTAGTTCGCAATTTATACAAAAAATAACAACAGCGTTACAATCACAATCTCTCAAAATTGCCGATAATAAAATAAATATAAATGGTTACAAAGCTCTACCTGATAAATTTGACGATTTCAAATCATTATTTATTAATCCAAATAATACTATCAACAATCCGTCAATGTTTAAAATGCGTATTGTTGGATTGACCTCCTATTTTAGAAGTGCTCAAGAGCAATTAATGCCTTCCTACGACCATAAAAATCCAAATGATTTCAAAATTATTGAAGTCTTAATGAGCGATTTTCAATTCGGGGTATATGAAGAAGCACGTATTCAAGAACGCAAATTAGAAGACGCCAATAAAAAGAAAAAATCCAAAAAGACCGCAGCGGGTCAAGATGATTTATATAATGATAGTGCTTCCACATATCGCATATTCTCTCGTGCGTTCTGTAATTTTGTTTTTCCTAAACCAGATATAAGACGTCCTATGCCAAATAATGAGGCCACAATAGAATCAACATTAGAAAACGTAGATAACGATGAAAAAATCTCTAAAAATCTATCCGAAGAATTATTAGACGATTTAACAGCCGAAGAAAAACTGGAAAATATTGATGGCAAATATGATGCTGACGATATAAAAGAGCTACAAGATGAAAAAATGAGTGACCCCAGTTATAGTAAGCGTATTTCATTGGCTTTAAAAGAACTTGAAAAATATGCGTCAAAATATCTCTCTAAAGAAGGATTACAAACATATAGTCCTAAATTTTTACATATATTAGAAAATATTATAGACGATGACCATAAAGGTATTCATTTATTATATTCTCAGTTCAAAACGTTAGAAGGTATTGGGATTTTTAAATTAGTGTTGAAGCAAAACAATTTTGCGGAATTCAAATTAAAGAAAAATGAGAAAGGGGAATATATATTGAATGTCTTAGAAGAAGATTTAGGAAAACCGATGTTTGCTGCTTATACTGGGTCGGAAACACCCGAAGAACGTGAAATCATTAAAAATGTCTTAAATACGAATTGGAAATTGGTTCCTTCAACTATTGTAAAAGCGATTCAAGCAATAGCAGCCGATAATTTCTACGGTCAAATCATTAAAGTATTAATGATTACATCATCAGGTGCCGAAGGTATTAGTTTGAAAAATGTTCGTTACGTCCATATTACAGAGCCATATTGGCATCCTGTCCGTAATCATCAAGTTATTGGTCGTGCCAAGCGCATTTGTAGCCACAGTGATTTACCGAAAGAATTACAAACGGTAAATGTATTTTTATATTTAATGGTATTCAGTAAATCGCAACTGGATAGTGATTTATCTATAGAATTGCGTTTAAAAGATATTTCAAAGAGAGATAAGCAGAAAGTCATAACAAGCGATGAATATTTACATGAAATATCCAGTATAAAAGAAGAAATAAATGCGTCGCTACTCCATTGTGTGAAAGAATCATCTATTGATTGTAGTATTCATACACGTTCTACAAGTAAAGAAAAAGATGTTAAATGTTTTGTAATAGGCAACCCGCGTGAAGATAAATACATATATAGCCCCAATATTTTAGCACAAGATAAAGACGAAGGTATGAAACTAAACAAGAAAAAAGAGGTTATAAAATTGAATGAATTAACTATAAATGGAATCAAATACGCATACAATAAGCAAACGAAAGAATTGTATGATTATGATAGTTATTTGAAAGAAGAACTCTTGCTTTTGGGGAAATTGGTTAAACAAGAAGATGGGACACATAGATTCCAAAAAATGTAGGGTAGGGAAACCAAGGTTAGTAGGGAAACCAAGTTTTCCCCTACGACCCCATCCTATATGCTTTTTCTAATATCGTTATTTGCTCAATTCAGGCCCTAATATTAACACCAAAATTAGATGTCTAATATTAACATTAATTTTAGTGTTAATATTAGGGCAAATTCGTGCATAACACGATATTATTATAAAAAATAAAATATAATTCAAATATTCAATTTTGCCATAATTAATTTTTGATTGGTCAATAGCGTTTCAATTTGTCTATTTAATAAATCTATTTTAATAGCTAAATTCATATTAAATTCTGTAGCATAATCGTAATTTATTAAATCAGCGAGTTCTTTTTCACTCACTCTTGAATTCCGCTTTTTATACTTATTAATATCTAAAAAATTATTAGCAGTATTATTATACGAATCTTGAGAAGACGTTGTTTTTATATTGTTTTGATTTATATTTTTATTATTATACGATTCTTCATTACTAGTATCTTCATCAGTAAAATCAAATAACAAATCTTCAATGTTTGAAATTTTCGTTTTTTCCAATTCATTAACCTTTAAATCATTTTCCTTCAAATCTTTATCCAAATCATTTAAATCTACTAGTTCTAGTTTTATTGGATCTTTATTAATATTAATATTAATATTTTTAAGATCAACTTTTATATCAATAGGAAGACTTTTTGACATAGTGTTATTTCGTTCTTTTTGCATTTTTTCCAATAATTCATTCATAATATTATTTTCTAAAGGTTTGTCTTTTGAATCGCTGAAATCAATCGTTTTAGGTGATTGCTTTACCATTAAATTATTAAAAGATTCTTTTTTTTCCAAAAATTCTTTTTCAAATTCAACAGTTCTCTCATTTTTATAATTGTCTTTACTATTTATTGGATCAATAAATGACTTTTTTAAATTATTAACATCAATTAAAATGTTTTGTAGAATAACTTTATTCAAGCGAATAATATCTTTATTGCTTATAATTTCCTGATTTTTTTGTAGTGATTTAGCTATATTAGATTCAAATATAGATTTTATAACATCAAATTTTGAATCAGGAATATTTTTAAAAGCGTTGTTATTGTATAATATATTCCATAAAAGTTCTTTATTTTCTTCACTTAATAATATATTTGACATTCTATATATTATTAAAAACATTTGACTTTAATTCAAAAAAGATACAAATTTATTTCATTATTGCATTTCATTATATCATTTCATTTCATTATTTCATTATTGTATTTCATTATAGTATTTCTTTCTATATCTTTTCATTGTGCTATCTTTTATGCGTGTTGTTTTGAAAAATTTATATGATTTATTTTCTTTCAATAATTCTATTATAAAATATAACGAATACATACCACATTGACCATCTCCATATTGATGTTGAAATCCGTAATTATTATCAACAATTAATTCTATATTTTCTTCATGTGCTTGACTTACAATTCTTTGTATTAATGTATTAATTTGTTTTGGTATCCTTGTTCCATTACTATCAAAAAAGAAAACGAATTTCTTATCTAAATCTAGAAATAAAGAAATCCAATGTGATCCTGGTTTATTATGCGGATCAGTATTAAATATTATACCAATTTTACTAACTTTTTGTTTAATATATTCATGTAAATTAAAATTACATAATTGTTCCCATACACATGTAGAAAACACCTCTTTTGAATCAAAATCAATAGGAGATGGCCCGATAAATTTAAATCTCTTTTCTGATTTTTCATATTGTTTCATTATTTTCATAATATCTACACTAGATAACCATGTATTCGGTTTAGAAGACCAAGATTGGGGAGAAAATGGTTTAAATATTTCTTTAATTAGTAATTCGCTATTATTAATTTTACTTAATTTTGTATCCTTCAACCAACATAATTCATCATAACATTTTTTATTTAATTTATTTTTGAAAAACATCCATATTTCTTTACTATTATTAGTAGTTATTTTGTCATCATTATCAGCATTCCATATATTTTTGAATACTTGTAAATTATCTCTAGAATAACATGTAAATTTTTGTAGTTCTTCATCTATATTTTTTTTTTGATATGGAGAACATTTGATTTTTTTGAATTTACGTGTTTGTAAGCGTTGTGGCTTTAATCCTCCTTTCTTTGAGCGTCCTTTCTTTGAACGCACTTTCTTTAAGTTTTTTCTAATAAACTTATTGACACTTTGAATATTCATTATTATATATTACTAATTAATATATAATAACAAAATAATTTATTCTCTTTTTTGCGGAAGTATTTTATTATTAATTTTATTGGATTTTCTAACAACAAACAAATCTAAATTTGTTAATTTTTTAGAATTATCTGTGGCACTCATATAATTAATTGTTTCATTATTTATATTGAATTCATCAACTAAAGAATTATTGCTTATTGAATTATTGTTTGAATACTCCTTTAATTCATTTTTAATTGAGTTTTTTATTTTTTTTTCTTTTAAATGTAATATCAAATTTAATACATATAATAAATAATATAATTTGTATTTTTCATTAGTATTAGTATTAGTATTAGTATTATTATTAGTATTTTCTAATAATTTTTCTAAAGAGTTATTATTATATTTTACAATTTGATCTTTAAAAATAGTCAAATTTTCTCCTAAATTTTCATAAATTTCTTTCAATAAACTATTATTATTTAATAATTGCTCTAATTTATTTGTTTTTACATTTTGACTTTGATTTGTTAAATAAAATAAATCAATCGCATTTATATTTGAATGTTTTACATGTTCTTGTTTTACTTTAGATTCTTTATTATCAACTAACTTATTAACATCTTCTTCTAAATCAACACTTACTATATTCAGTTTATCAGTTTTTTTCTTTTTTTCTTTCTTTTTTTCTCCCTTTTTTTCTTCTTTTTTTTCTCCCTTTTTTTCTTCACTATTATTAGTCTGCATTATAATATTGATCTTATTTTAAATTTTTTAATTGAACTCGTGTAGAGTTATAAAATAATTCATTTCCTATAGTCGGTGACAAATTTGGATTAAAATCATTAAATCGTTCTTCGCTGAATAATAAGTTACTATCAATATTATTATTATGTGTTATAAAATTAATATTATTTTCATATAAATCACTTCTGCTATTTGGTATATAAACCGCTTGATCTGCTTTTTGTAAAGCATAAAATTGGTTTCTCATACTTGATTCTTTATCTACATTAGTTGCGAATCCACTAAAATGCGGTTTTCTAGTTCCTGGATAAAATGTATTACTCATGTCAAAAGCTCCATAATTATTAATAGGACTTATTATATTTTGATTAATACATTCATTAGTACATTGATTTACCGTAGGCATCAAAGTATATTTTGTATTAACCGGCCTAAAAGGGAAATTCATTGTCAAATTGGTTGATGGTATATTTCTATAAGCTATTGCGTTATTTATTGTATCATTTTTTTCAAAATTATGTAATGATACATTATACAAATTATTATTTAAACTCATTATATATAATAAATACTATAAATTTTTATATAATAAAATCTTAAATAATAAAATCTTAAATAATAAAATAATATTTTAATAATAATTAAAGAAAAAATGATAAACAATATTATCGTGTAATAATATTTATAAGATGTGTGGTATATTCGCACTAATAAATAATACAAAATCAATAGATGTAGTAGAAAAAGAATTTAAAAAAGGAGAAAAACGAGGACCCGAGTTCTCAATTATTCGTGAATTTGATAATGTATTATTTGGATTTCATAGATTGGCTATTAATGGTCTAAATAATGAATCAAACCAACCAATTATTATTGATAATATTATTTTAATTTGTAACGGCGAAATATATAATTATAAAGAACTCGCAAAAAGCCATGCTATTACTATGCATACACAATCTGATTGCGAAATAATTATTCATATGTATAAATTATATGGTATTAAATATACGCTAAATATATTAGATGGTGAATTTGCGTTCATCATTTATGATAAAGATACTAATACTATTATAGCTGCTCGTGATCCATATGGCGTGAGACCATTATATTATTTCTATGAAAATAATTGTATCGGTTTTGCTAGTGAATTAAAAGAATTATATAATTTAGTAGATACAAAATCAAGTATTCAAAATTTTAAACCAGGCAATTATTTGGAATTTGAAAATGAAAAAGATAGTCAAAATAGTCAAAACAACATTCTAAATTTCAAAACTTATCAAACCATTCCATGTAGCAATATAAAATATGATTTAAATACAGATGAAACGCTATATTATGCGATTTACAATAAAATTAGTGAAGCGGTAAAAAAACGCATAATTGGGACAACAGAGCGACAAGTAGCCTGTTTGCTTTCGGGAGGTCTTGATAGTAGTTTAGTAGCGGCCATAGCTCATAAAGAATTACAAAATGATACTACTAGAAGCCCTTTAGAACGAGTATTAAATACATTTAGTATTGGTTTAGAAGGTTCGGAAGATTTAAAATACGCTAAAATTGTCGCACAACATTTGAATTCTAAACATCATGAAATAGTAATGACCGAAGATGAGTTTTTTGGTGCGATTCCAGAAGTTATTAAAGCAATTGAATCATACGATACTACTACTATTAGAGCAAGTGTGGGTAATTATTTAGTTGCTAAATATATTAGAGAAAACAGCGAATGTAAAGTCATTCTAAATGGTGATGGAGCAGATGAATTAATGGGTGGTTATTTATATTTCAAGAAAGCACCAAATGCTTTTGAATTTGATAAAGAATGTAAGCGGCTTTTAGAAGATATTTATATGTTTGATGTATTAAGGAGCGACAAATCAATATCTAGTCATGGTCTAGAACCCAGAACTCCGTTTTTGGATCGCTCTTGGGTAGAATTTTATTTATCTATAGATAAAGAGTTGCGTTATAATACAACAAAAAATGAATGCGAAAAATATTTAATCAGAAAATCAGTAGAAGTAGTTGAACCATTATTATTACCACGAGAAATTTTATGGCGAACTAAGGAGGCGTTCAGTGATGGTGTAAGCAGTCTAAATAAATCTTGGTTCAAAATTATTCAGGAAAAGATAGAAAAATTAGATATAGATTTATTAGAGCAAGACTTATCAGATATAGATTTATTTGATTTAACAATTAATCTAACACCAGAACAAAAATATTATAAATCTTTATTTAATAAAGATTACAAGGACTGCGAACATTTAATTGAGTATTTATGGATGCCAAAATATGTGAATGCTAAAGACGCTAGTGCTAGAACATTGAATTGCTACAATGAAAATAATACTAATAAATAAGATTTAAAAGATATAAAAAAAGTAAAAATTGATTACTTCAATATTGATTATAAATATGTAATTTATAATCAATCAATTATGAAAAAAAATATTAATACTATTGTTCCATTTATATTAGAACCTGATTATCAGGTGACTAAATATAATACATATTCAAATATATATTCAAATGCTATTTATATAAAAAATTATGAATCTAGTACATTTATTTATTATATTGAAAATATATCAATTATGGCAAAATAAAACTATAAAAATATAAAATTTTAATATGTATGTTTTTTTAATTTATTATTTATTTCTACGATACATTCCGTCGTAGATGTTACAAATAAATCAGGAATAAATGAATGTATAAATGCTTTAACAGATGAAATAAATAATATTAAAGCATAATTTAAAGAAATTAACAAATGTTCAAAATAACTCATTTTCATTTCCTCTAAATGGGCGAATTTAAACATTTATATAATTAAAATATATTAAGTAATGTATTTTAATTTATTTTAGTGTATTTTAATTATCATATTTTTATATATAAAATAATATGCCAAATAATAATTTGACAAAATTCTCTTTACAAAATATGCTAATTTGGGTAGTTGCGTTTTGTATAATGGAATTTCCTATGAGATATTTTTATCTAAATGTTTTTGGAGGAACTAATATAAGAAAATGGTATGATTTCAAACATTTCAATATTTATAATGTTATAATAGGCGATTTATTTTATGTTCTTATTGGCATAATAATCACTTATAGAATTTACGAATATTTTTTCAAAAATGAGGAAAATATATTTAAATTTTTCGCTATATTTTTAACAGTCCAACTTATAGGTGATTTAACATTCTATCAAATTATATCAAATTTACCGACTAAATATACAAATAAATGGACTAAATTTTTCAAGAATTACGGTGCCACAGCGGGTCTAAATGCTGTTTTAGGAGATAGTATTTATATTCTTATATGGACAATTATAGCATATCTCATTAAAAATATGGCATTAGATATTTTATTAAGTATAGTATTTCTTTTTTTATTTATTGTAAGTGCGATTTCTGAAAATTAATTATATTATATTTTATAAATGCCACCTAAAAAAATTGCTGAAGGAAGTTATGGTTGTGTATTTGATCCACCTTTTAGATGTAATAGTGGAGGACCTCCTGATTATACAAATCTAGTTTCAAAAGTTATGAATTATATAGACGCAAAAGAAGAAATGACAGAATATACAAATATTAATGATATACAAGGTATAAAACAATATGCAATTACTAAACCAATACAATGCATACCTAAATTATATTCAGACGACATACCAAATATAAAGAGATCTTGTGAAAACGAAAAGTTAAAATACGGCAAATCCGAAGATTTCGACATATTATTATTAGAAAACGGAGGAATAAATTTAAAACAGTTGGTTAACTCCAATTTTTTAAACACAGAAAATGATGAAGAACAAGCAAAATTTTTTGACTCTTTATTAAATTTAATTGATGGATTGATTTTTTTTCAAGAAAACGAAATAATCCATCATGATATAAAATTACTTAATATTGTTTATAAAAAAACAACTGGAAAATCAAAATATATTGATTTTGGTCTTATGATGACTTTTACTGCTTTAAAAGATAAATGTAGAAACAATACAGATGATATGAGTACATATTGGGAGAATTTTTTACCTTATAATGAATGTAGAAATTTAGATAAATATAATGAATGTTTAAACCTTCATACTCAATTCCCGACTCATGAAAGTTTTTTAAATCATGTTACTAGATCATTTGCTGTTTATAGTTTATGTCTAGCTTTAAATAACATCACTCCTTATTTAACAAGTAACAAACCATCACAATTTATTATTGATTATAAAAATGTTTTTAATCAATATATTATAATAGATCCAAATATTAGAAATACGGATATAAAAGCATTGAGAGAAAAATATGTAGAATTTTTAACAACCATAAAAAACTATCAACTACTACCACAAAAACTAACAGCACGTAGACAAGAACAACAACGTGGACTACCACCACCACAACGACTACCACAACCAGTAGCACTACAGGTACAACAACAACAACAACAACCAGTAGCACTACCGGTACAACAACAACAACAACAACCACCACGACTACCACAACCAGTAGCACTACCGGTACAACAACAACAACCACCACGACCACCACCACCACCACTACAACCACCACGTAGACCACCACGACCACCACCACCACCAC